TCAATGGGCCTCTGGATCATCGAAAAGACTTGTTAGACGATACTCAAACGTCTCACCCGTCTCAAGAACCGTAACCTCAACCATCCAATCACCATCCTCCAACTGACGAACAGGTTGCCCTACTTCGTATGCTGGACCGAGCGGCCCAAAACTCTTAAAAGCACCGACCGGGACAAACGGCGTAGTAACTGTTTGCATAAAACAACCCTCTTTTTGTCACGTTGCAACGTTACTGGTATAGTATTTTCGTTACGTAACGACAAATGGTGTTTTGATAAATAACGTTACGTTACGCCATTAAGAGCGTGGAGTTTTTGAACTTGAACGCGTGAAGTTCGCTGTGAGCGATTCGGGCGATTGAATGATGGTCGCCAGATCGGGACCGTTGCCCATGCCATTATCGGATTGAGGCGCAGCCGCCGGCTTTTGCGTGATGCTGGCCGCCGCAGCCGTTGCGGCACTGTTGAAGCCGATGCCGACTTGAGGCGCATCGCAAATTATGTGACGTGACGTTTTTTCGTAGGTTACAGTTGCCACGCAATCATCAAGAATGGTGACCTTATAGCCGGCGCGCTGAAGTGAGTCGGAATCCGTGACGGTAATCATTTGACCATTCTGACTCACTGCCACAACAAGCCGATCCCGTTTGCCTTGCTGCATACGACCCATAATATGCATCTGCCTTTGCGCATAGGGACCGGCATCTATCGTGGCGCTGGCTTTCGGCACAGGTTCAGGAACAGCTTGAGCTTGTGGTTTCGTATGAGCAGCAGGAATCGTTTTCGCTTGGGCCGATGCAAATGCAGCCGCGGGAGTTTGAATTTTTGCGCTCTTTGGCTCTTTTGAATCCGGCTTTGTCCAAGGCATATGAAACCGGCCTGTCACAACCAAAAATACGAAGATAGCCGCAAAAATCCCAGTCCCGATAAAAGACCAGTGTTGCCAGACCGGTTTAACGTCATTAGCAGAGAGTTCGGAGCCGCCGCCACGGGTATGGGATTTATACAGCGCAAAGTATTTTTTTTCGTATTTGCGGATCGATGAATTGACGACTTCACCGCGCAGGCCATCCTGAACTTTGCGCGTATAACTGGACTGGCTACCGAGCGCAGTATTCTTGCGAACGCGATAAACGATCTGCACCAGATCACGAATAGCTTTACTAATTTTGCCGTAGCTCTGCGTAATAAGGAGAACATCCGCAGATTCGTGACGATGCAGTGAATACCACTCTTCAACCTCGCGCTTAGTTTGGCCGACGGGTAACGCGAGGTGACATTCATCAATGACGTAGAGCGGCCCTGCCCCGGTTTTTGGATGCCGCCAGGGATCGCCGTAGTGTTCGAGCAGCGAAAAGGGACGAACGCCCTTCTCTACGTCCCAAATTTCAATCAGTTCAACCCAATCAGAATTCAGGGCTTCAAATCGCGCCAGATCGAGCGGAAGATTCGTAATAACCTTTCTACCCTTCTCCAAAGCCGGTAGAACGTGATAAACGACAGCCTCATAACTCTTCCCCCCACCCGGCGCCCCCAGCAGTAAATTAATCATTTAGGAGCCCAGACGCGTAAAGGGGATCAGTTGCAGAACCAAGCGGATCATGATTGCCGCCGCAATAATAGCCAAGGCATCACCAACACCGAGCAGCCCCAGGATATTGACGACTTCGCCAGGCAGAGAACCCCAAGCCGTACTAGCCGATTCAAGGGAGCTTGTATCAAGCTGGGAAAGCTGATTTCCAGCCACCGTAAGCATTTCATCGAATACCCAGCAGAAAAGATCACGCAATAAATCCCAGGCACCCAGGAAAATCGCAATAACCAAAAGGCCGACCCATTTCGCCAGATTGACGATTTTTGCGAGGATCGCGGTAAAAAATGCGCCCATTTATCAACCCCCAAAGACCAGACGACGGGCAAGCAATAGCGCCGAGACAAGAATAATTGCGCGGAGATACGGCCAGATCGAACAGGGCGGAGCCAGATCGCCGGAGCCGAAATTACCCATTTTTCCGAGATTGACGTTCAAGACCCAGGACGGACAGAAACCACTTGAGCCAATGCCAGTAGTCATAGCCGTGAGGAGCGGACCTAGCTTTGTGCCTTGAAGTAACTCAGCATGCTTTTCCAAGACACCCACGAAACCATCTTCATATTTACGTTCCCAAAGCGTGGGAATTTCACCAAAACCAATATCCGTAAAAGAAACGCTTTGATCGGTTTGAGATGTAGTCTTAGAACCATCAGGGTTCGTTGTAACAGTGGTACTAGTGGAAACTTGCGTAACCGTATTCCCTTGTGGATCGGGAACAGCATTGGGATCGGGAACAACAACTGTATCCCCTTGTACAGCCGTTTGAGCAATCGTGACACCTTCAGGCCAAAGCCCCGTTTCCGTATTCGGAGTAATAGCAACTTGTTCAGGAGCAGGCATGGGCGCCGTATCAGGCAAAGCCTTGAACTGCATTTCTCGCGCTTGTTGAGGATTAAGCGCCTCTAATTCCGACAATGCTTTTTCATACTCTTCTTGAGGGGCTGGACGAGACGCCAAACCAGACGAAACCGAATAATTATTAACCGTCTGTATATATGGCTCTGTACCAACCGTAAAACCACTACAAAGAGCTTGAGCACCAGAATATATACAAGAACCGCCAGTCACATTAGCGCCAGCAGCGCCAATCTTACTAGTTGCCGCATCTTCAGCAGTTAAATAAGTACAACCAGACAGACCACACCAAAGAAGCTTATTATCTTCATAGATACCTTTAGTAGGGTTGTAAGAGTAACTACCCATGTGATCTCTAAGGTATTGATCCAGCGCCGCAGTTACACCACCCGCAACTAACGCACCCGCCGCAGCTTTAAGCAAAAAACCACCCGGCATTAAAAACGTAATCGCCGCACCCGCAACATTTCCAATTACATCACTAGATGCTGAAGCTAAAGTAAATCTAGGATCATTTGAAGAAAAACTCTGTTTAAAAACATCCCCATTCGCAGCAGGCATACCAATTTGCATACCAGCAGAACGTACTTCACCCGCCGTTTTAGGAACTGGAACTTGATAACGCACCGCACCAGAAACAACGGTTTTTTTCAAAGCCAAACCAGCTTGAGCATCCGTTATAAAAAATAGGGCTACCAGTAATAGCCCTATGATTTTCGTTACGCTACACATTGTAGAGACCTCTTAGCCAAGCGCCAGCACTCATTGCTCCAATGAGTGCGGCAACTGTATAGACAATTGCCGCGCCCATGATTACGCCTTGCTGATGACGCGTTTTGCGAGGCTGATACCCTTCGTAGCCAAAGCAATACCGACAACCAGAACACCCGCAGCAACCACGAAGGTTTGAACGCCGGAAAGATCCACAGCAGCAAAAATTTCAGTCATTTCAGTTTTCCTTTTCGTCAGACATGAGAAATAAGCCGCTTCGCCACGCCGACGAAATAGCCAAGCGACCAAAATAAAATGACTGCCCCGAAGCCCCAGGAGAAGGCGTAGCCAATGTTTTGCGCGGTAATTTGTTGCGCTGCGTAATCGGACGGATCGGCGACAACAATGGCCGTTGCACCGGTACAGGCTTCAAGTGAGACGCCTGGACGCAAAACCAAGGCCGTTCCCTGTAATTCCGCACACTGCATCTGTTTTTCCCCTTTACTGCGGTTGTACTTTCAGCGTTACCATGAGCCGACCTTGAAAACGGTAGAGCTTGGTAGTCAATTCAGCCAATCCCGGTTCGATATTGCGATCACAGGGCACGTCACCAAAAAGACTACCGGCTTTAACGTGCGCAATTCGGCCACCAGAACGCGTGGGTTTTGTGTAAAGAACTTGCACTTGCATTTGAAAAACCTTTTCTGAAGGGGCGCAGAGCCCGTTAATTAACTAAACAAAAAACGACTACTTACGAGAGATACGATTCAAATGAGACTTTGAGTATCTGGAGTACTTCACCTCAATATCATCGAAATCAAGCAATGATTCCTTAACAACTACAGGCACCGGATCATCCTCTAAATACAAAACATAAGATTCATAAAGTTCATAACGGAGGCGTTCCAAACTATGATCGTAAATAAGCTGATAAGCGTGAAGCTTTGCGCTCGCAATGGCGGACCTATCGTCATCCGCGCCTATCAGTTCTTTACCGAAAAAATAATTAACAACACCCCGTGAATCAAACCCTACAATCTCACGAACGTAGTAGGTCCGTTCCAAACGCCTGCAAGAAAACACAAGCTCAGAATCGACACGGTAGACAGACAACAAAAAACAACCTAAAGTAAATTCCACAGATAACCTTTCTTTTCGGGGATACGCCCCTTGAGAAAAGGTTTTCAGGGACGCCGCAAGGTGTCCCTTTTTTTATTCATTGAGTTTTACCCCCTTTGGAAAGCGTTTTAAAAGTAAGGCGATAGCCGAAAATCTTGAAAGACTTCACCACCCGATCCTCATAGCCTCGCTCTTTCAGCAGCGCATCAACATCAATTTTTTCGCGCTTTATCTCTTTGTTCTGAGTATTCGTCACATAACGTTTTCCCGTCGTGGCGAATTCGAAAAAATGAAAAACCTCATAATAGAAAAGCTTCGCTCTCACAAAGAGACGACGCCACGGCGAAACAAACAAACTCCTAAACAAACTCCAAAGAAAAGACAATTTCATTTCTTCACCCTCACCTTTCTAACCACCACCAACCTATAAAAACCCGTGGCAATGAACCACAAGACGAATGACACGGCCACACCTGAGACAAAACCAATCGTCTGATTGAACATAACAAGAGCCAACCCAAGAAACCGATTGCCGCCAGTAAATCAAAAGCAATGACGACAAAAACAGGAAAAGGTATTTTCACGCCAGAGACAAAGGCGAATACCTCATTCATCCCAAAGCCCGCATGCCGCCAAAAGAGAAACAGCAATAGAAAAAACAATCCCAGCCACCACGATCAAGATGTACATAAAAACGTCATCCTCACTCACGCCGACTCCCAAAACATAAAGATGTCGAATTCGCCTTGGTCAAGATTGTCCGATGCAGTATCCGCCGCCTCTTCGAGATCGTGGAGCCTTCCGGCATCACGCAACATCCGGCAAAAGCCCAATTCTTCCGTCAGAAAAAGTCCCGTGTTGCGGCATTGAATGACATACGACGGGACTACTTCCCGATACATCACGCCCCCGCTGGCCTTGCCACGCCGACAGGTTTCAGCGCGACAACGCGTTGTTTTTGGGTTTTGCCGGAGGTGACAAGTTCTATCGTAAGTTCGGCTTCGAACGGGAACGGCAGATGTTTGATCTTTTGGAATTCTTCGGAGGTTCCCCAGCCCATTGCTTGAGACGAGAAGCCCTTGGCCGTGCCGCGTGTTTCGTCAAGCCCCATTTCGACGAAGATCGTGGTGCTGTCGAATTTCTGGCCGTCGATGCTGTCGTTAAAGCACTTTGCGCCAAGAACTTTTGCTTTGGTTTGGAATTGCATTTTTCATTTCCTCATTGAATGGCCGCAAATGTGCCTATTCCCACGTAGCGGCTTGATACGTGGAGGCAATCACCTTTTTCATTAGTAACGTGAATTGAATCGGTGACGCTTTTCCAATCCGGGAGTTCGGCCCACTTGGGAAGTTCTTCCACTTGCAGGCGGGTAATCAGATTGAAGGCGCGCTCTTCTGGGGTGTCACCCTCTTCGAGTTCGGACAGAACGAATAGGTCTTTGCCGCACTGACGCTGTATCCAAGCTTCTTTTTTTTCTTTGGTGCAGACCTTGACTTCCCGAACTGTTGCAATGCGGTTTTGACAGGTAGCGAAATGCTCGAAGGCGGGATAGGCACCAGCCAGATACATGCCGGGCGACAAGAGAATGTCGAACGGAATGACGCGATCCACGCTCTTAAATTCAACTTCCGTGCGGACCCATTCGGAGGTAGGGGAACCGAGTTGCTTCCCCTTTTCATAAATTCGGGCGTATTTGCCACTGGCACGCTGGCCAACCGCGAAGGTTCGGCCTTTGCCGTTGATCCGTTTCCAGTTGCCGCGTTTTTCGCAGTCGGGGTTCGACGGGGACTTGGGTAGGCGGAACATACCGGCGTCATATTCGCTATCAGCCTGTTCAACCGTGTATTCGCCGGCGAAGTGATCGCGGGCAACATCGACCCGCGTGAGCTTGCCACGCTCAACCTGAGCAGAAAGGAAGGTATGGAGACGTTGTTCCCATCCGGGTTTCGCGGCAGATAGACCCTCGGCATTCATCATAAGCAGGCAGGTTCCGCGCTGACCACCGATGCAGACGAAACCGAAGTTATCCCCGAGAACCCAGGAATCCCGGTAGAAGTTCCGGCCATGCTCACACTTGGCGGTAACGCCATAGCCGAGCACGCATTCGAGTTGGTGCGAAACGAGCAAAATTACATCGTCATCGGTGACGGGAACGCCTGTTAACCAGCCCTTCCAAGATTCGGCATCCCAAGTGCAATTAACCCAATCCAGGAATGCCGTGTCGCCATTCAAGCCCTTGCGCTTGAGAACGGCTTTGACTTTCCCATCTGCAAGAACGAGTTGTTCGTAATCGTCGGGATTGGATTCAAGGGAAGGTAAAGAATGTTCCTGTTTGGCCGTTGTGCCATGTTCCCCCCGTGTTACTGAGGGGGGGATAGGCCGGCGCGGCCCCGCTCCGCAGGCGGACACCTTGCCGCGCCGGCCAAAGAATTCAGCAGCCGGATCGTATTTCGCAAGTTGGTATGAGAGTTTGGCGAAGTCTGCGGGCGTCATGCGTGCCCGTTCGGTTATGGCGTCAATTTCTCGAAGCGTGAAAGGAATTTGCTTGAGGGTGCAGCGGTTCTTTTTCAAAACGAAGCCCCCGCGTCCGAATAGTCGAAAGAGGAGGAATCACGATGTTCAAAAAAGGAATCGAGTTCGAGGTCGTAGGCAAAGCGAAGTTCTTTCAAGCGCAGGCAGCATTCACTCACCGCTTCCCTGTACTGATCGAGCAGCCATTCGGGCCGAGGCTCACTCAAAGGAAAATCGCAGCAAAAGGTAATGACCTCAATCAAACGACCGTAGGCTCGATGCCAAGCCAGAAATTCATAAGGACAGAGCCGTTCGGATTCGTCTAGCCATGTGTCCCTAAAGAAGTCGCAATCCCTGTTTTCTTCCACTTCGTAGCCCCGTCAGCCGTTGAAATCAGAAAGGTGAAACCGTCATGCAAAAACTTGTAGCCGCCCTATTTCTTGCCGCCCTGCCCTGTATCAGCTTCGCCGCAGAGGAGAAAAACCCCGACGCATGCCAGATGCTAAGAAACGAAATCAAGCAGATCGAAGCCCTACAAAGACAACACAGCACGCCACAACTGACCGAACGGAAAAAACAGGTGCAGAAAGAAATGCAGGAACTGTCCTGTTCGATGTTCGATAAGAAGTCCTACCAGTAGCTTTGATCCGACCACCTTGCAGCCCTGATGAAGGGTTGTGAGGTGTTGGCGGAAACATAACCTAAGCCCCTTTAATCACACAAGGGGCTTAGGCATTGCATACCCTTTGACATACTCCTAAGATCAAAAAGCTAAAAAAGCCCCTACTCACCCCCAAGGAGTAAGCATGAAAACCTCTTTGTCATATCTGGACGAAGCTAAGAAAAACGCAGGAATATCAAGCGATTACGCCTTATCAAAGAAGCTCGGCGTAACACCTAGCGCAATCACAAACTACCGCGCAGGCAGATCAAGAATTGCGCCGGAACTTGTCCCAAAGCTGGCGAAGCTGGCAGGAATCGACGAAGCGGAAATCGCCTTGATCGCTCAGATAGAACGATCAAAAACGGCAGAGGAAAAAGGGGTGTGGGAAAGGATTTTGCAGCGCATCGGAAAGAGCGCTGTGAGTTATGTCATGTTGGCAGGTATCGTCACCGGAACCGCTCTAAACCCTGATACAGCAAGGGCGTCACAGGAGGCTTTTACGCCTCTAGGCAGTTTACACACTACAAATTATGCGAAGTTATGATCGCCTGCGCCGATGCGGCCGAAGCTCGCCCAGATTGGGTGATTCAGCAACTAAAATTGGAATCACGTTACGCGGCAATGTTCAAACTTAGCGGGAAGTTCGCACCAGAGTTCGTCTGGCAACTCGGCGCGAGCTTCAGAGAGATCAAGCGCAGCATCATTGATGTTGTTAGCCTTGATGCTTTGACGAATACGATACGCTTGTTGGCGTTGCGCTGGCGTTTTGGCTTTGCCGGTCGAAGGACGGCCCCGACGTTTTTCAGGCATAGGAAAGAAATCAGGCGTTTGATCGTCACGCTTTATTTGCGTTACGTTACGTTTTAA